TATTATTAAACAGATCAAGCCGACAAGAAAAGGCTGAAGTTGTACACAGAGAAATGCAAACGTTGAAAAGTACGTTGCACCGTGAATATAAAGAATTGGAAAAACTAGCTGCTACCTTCAATGATGGTTTTGACAAGCGATTTAAATTCATGGACAGTGACACCTTAGAGGATTGTATCATAAAATTTTTTGCCCATGGTGACTACACTTGGGTCCTCGATGGTAAAATGTATTCTCAGTTCCCAGATGACTTACGAGTCTGGTATAATGTGGCCAACGTCGTAACCAGATGGCATGCATTTAAAGGTGCACACGTCATGGTTAAGGCTGAGGCATTACAACAGGGCTTAAAAGGCAAGGATGTAGGTACTCAAGACGCTGTATATATAGGAGATAAATTGACAAACAAACTCAAAGAAGGCAATTGGAAATTAATGAATTTTAGAACCTTTGTGGACGCAGGGTTCGAGAAATCAAACCGATTTGTCATATTGAAAGCTGCTAAAGTTGATGAGTATGTCAAATTCCCTATAGAGAGCATGGCTCCAGTTGATATTTTAGCTGAACTTGAAGATTATTTCGAAGACTCTATGGTGAAATATTCTCAAGATCTTTATAATTCAAAAGCCCCGATCACTCCTCGTGCTCATTCGTCTCACCCGTACTTAGCGAGACCTATGACTTCTCAAAGCCCTAATTATGCCACAGTGAAATACGTTATGTTGCGTTATTTACACATTAGGTCTCTGGCACCACATGCCGAATTAACTTATTTGCATTTTGCTGATAAGGTAATGCGTATGAAAGGTCACCAGCTACAAATCAATGAAGAGCTCATCGATTCATATGTGAGCGATTATGTAGTTCAGAATGGAGGAATGTTTAAAACTGGAAACAGGATTTACAAGGAAGTAAACAAAGCTGCTATTGATGTTAACAGCAAGCCTATTGAAGGACCAGCTTCAGTCAGTACGGCTCAGTCAGGTGAGCCCGCTTCCGATGTAAAACCACAAACTGTATCCCAACCTAAGGTTGAAGAAAGGAAACAGGAAGGTAATGTGACACAGGCGAAACAACCAGCCAAACAACCTCCTAAAGCGCCAGCAAAGCAACAGCCTGCAAAACAACAGGATACCAAACCTGCCCCTGCAGCACCTGTTCAACAGCCTGCCGCGCCTGCAAATAAAAATAAACGTAAAGGGAAGAAAAATTACGTGCCTTTCAATGGATCAGCTTTCGACAGTACAAGACCTGTTAAAGAAGAAATTAAGAACACTTCAACTGGTAATGGTTCTTATTCTTGCTTGTACTTAAATGCAGGTAACAAAATTAGCGAAGGTGGTACTATCCCTACCAAGAGTTGGGGATCCTTCGTTATAGAAAACCAAGGAAATGGGTGGTGCGGTTATAGTGTGTTGGCACAAGCCGTACAAGAAATGAATATTCCTATAATAAACACAGCAAGTGAGCAAAATCTCCGTGAATTCATTACATTTTTTGCTGTACTGGCTGGTGCTTTAAAGGAAATTCCGGATTTTACTTTGAAGAGTATTGCTAGCAAATTTTGGCTTGAAGACATTAATGTTATCAAAACAGCTGATGCATTGGGTTTGAAGATGAAGATGAACTTACCTTATCTTGATTCTGAAGACCGTCCTTGTCTTAGTCCCATATATGAATCCGATGGAAAGGATTATTATGGCAATTTCAACGTTATGTTCCACGCAAATCACTTTGAATTGGTTAAACCAGAGTTCAAGTTTTACGCTAGAACATTGGACTGTGCTCGAGTAACTCAGGACACCATCTTCACGGGTGGTGACGGGTTAGTGAAGATTGGGTGGAAAGTAAGTGACTCTGTAATGTCTATGATTGCAGTATACTTGACTCATGAATCACG